ACTAAATCATTATATTCTTTAGTTTTTGCATTAACTGCCGCTTGCTTTTGACCAAGAATATCCATGTAGTTAGAAATATTACCATAAGCGTCAAATGTAACATCAAGATTTTCTAATATTTCTCTTTGATTTTGAAGATCCCATTCTTGAAGTTTTTGCTTTTCAGCGAGAGTGTCTTTGTGTTTTTCAAGAAGCTCTTGCTGTTTATTTAAATTATCAAGTAATTCTTTACCATATAATCTGTCTTGTTTTTCTTGAACGCGATCAAGCTCACGCTCAATTTGTTTAAGTTCGATATTGATATCATGGTAAATATCGCGAGTATCTTTTGCGGGATTCTTAGTATCTTTCTTTGAAGTGTCTGGACTAGGAGATTTACTTGAACCGCCACCACTAGATCTACCGCCTGAACCGCCAGTATTACCACCAGTATTAATAGATGAAAAATCACTAAAATTAGAATCTGCTTTAGTAGTTACAAAATCAATTGCAGGAACGTCGTCGTTAGTAGACATAGCTGGCACATCCATCTACCCGTAAAATGTACTACTGCCATTTTGATAACTTACTGTTTCAGTTCTTGTTAATTTTCTTCCATCAAACTCTCCAAGATCTTCTGCTTTTGTATAAGTAACAATTTTAGGAACTGTTTGTTTTACTTTTTTCTTTGTAGTTTTAAAATGAGTTTCAAATCCTAAATCATCAAATATAGCATTTACCTGATCAACAGTTAATTTACTATTTTTAATTAAATTATTTGCAGCATCTAAAAAAGATTTTGTTTCTAATTTTGTTCCGACTTTTAAATCAGATGGAATCGCAGCTTGTAATGCAGCTATATCAGCTTTTAATTGTTCTCCTTCGTCTGGAATATGATTTTCTAAAACAATTTTTTGAACAATATCTTCTAATAAAGCAGCTTTTAATTCATTAATAGCAGTTTCACTACCATTTGCAGCATCTGTAATATCATCTAAATGTTGTTTAATAAAAGAATCTCTTACATATTCTTCACTGATATCTAATAAATTAGCAACGGCTTCGCGAGTGCCATCCATTGCTTTATGATATTCTTCACTTTCTTCTGTACTATTAGTAAGAACATCGGACCAATTTTCCCAGTTATTAGATAAAATTTCAAGTCCGTCATTCATTTTCATGATACTTTTTGCAACATCTTTAGCTGCATCATCATGATTATCTAATTCATCATCTAATATTTCAACATTATCCGCGACACGTTGTAAATATTTAGAATATTCTTCCAATTCTTCAGGATCAAGATTTTTAGTATCTAAAACATTATCTAAATTTATTGCAGCTTGATTAAAAGCCTAATCACCAATAATATCTCTTAATTCTTTTAATTCCTAAATAGACTATGCTGAACTTGCCATAGCTAAACCAGTTAAGTATCTATCGTCTTGTAATTCGGCAGTCTTATCTTCATATTGATTTTCTTGAACAGCATCTGCAATAGCAGTTGCTAATGGTTCAGTTAATCCATTTTTTAAGGCAGCTTCCCATCCTGGAATTAAAATTTCTGCTAATTCTGAACCTGAAGTTGCAACCGTTTTTAAATAATCTAACTGTTGATATGCTTGTGCAGTTGCCGCATCTAAAAGTTCTTTTACACGGCTATCACTGTCTCCTTGGTCGTTTCTTTGTTGATTTAACCATCTTTTTAATTCATCTGTCCAGACGGAGTCAATTATACTATCATCAAATTTATTTAATGAACCATTTTCATTTATATTATTCCAATGCTATAATTGCTAATCAATAGATTTAATTCTATTTTCAAACTTCTAAAATTTAATATTATCTACAGCAGTCTAAAAATCTTTCGCAATACCTACCATTTTATAGGTACCGTCTACAGTTATATTAAAGAAATCTTGTATTTCTGGATTTAATTGTCCATAAGTTTCAGCTGATATTGTTTTTCCACTACTAACGGCATCTTCTACAGATTTATAAGTATTATATTGTGCGGCAGCGTCCTATAACGAAGAACCAATTGTTACATTAGATGAAGCCAATCCCATAACTTGTTCAACAATTGCTAAAAGCTGATCCCAATTATTAATAACCTATGGATGTAATTGGACAATGTCCATAAGTTTTCCCATATGATCAGAATCTAACTCAGACATTTGCTTTACTATATTATCAATAGTCTCTTGATCCTTTTCTCCAACTTCACCAAATTTATCTTTAAATTTATCAATTATTGTTGAATAATCATTAAATTCAGTATATAAGGTTCGATAATTTTCTCTAATATATGCATCTGCAAGAGCTACTGGATCATTAGTTTGAATATTTTCATTATTCTATATTTCATCTATTAATTCCTGCCGACGTTCAATAAATTGAATTGCATCATTAACCGTATTAGAATTAAAAGTATCTAAACCAAGCAATTCTGTTTCATAAGTACTTAAATCATTTATAGCGGCTTTATAACGAGTAACAGCAGACTATAATTCTGTTACTTGCTCCCCTAATTCTTTATATATTTCTGATTGCTATAAATTTTTAATATTTAAAGAAGCTGTATCATAAATTTCTTTTATAGTATTATAATATTTTTCTATAGAATCATTATCAAAATCAATATTAATATGAAAATCATTTCCTGTTTCACCCTAAACAAAGCCAGCCTGTTTAAGCATATTAATTAACTAAATTGGCTAATCATTCCAATGACTTGTACGACCATTAGCGTCTTGTTCTAAATGCTCAAACGCAATGGGACTTAATTTAAATTGTAATTGATTTTCATTTTTAAAATAATAATCGCTTGCCTATTTTACAACATCTTGTAGATTAGCCTCCGCAGCATTATATTCTATTTTTGCAGAAATAAGACCTTTTTTTGCAGTTGCTCGTCTTATATTTTCAATCTCATCTTCTAATGAGGTATAAGATTGTCTTAATCTATCTGCTGCGCTACTTTCAAGATTATATTGTTTAATTAAATCTTCAACAGCATTTTTAAGATCTAATCGACTAATTTCTTGATTTTTATATTGTTTATTAAGTTCATCTAAAGAATTAACTAAATTTTTATTTTCTTTAAGTTCTTCTTGTTTTTTATTTTCACTGTCAATAATTGCATTATTTGCTTCAATAGCGGCCTATCGTTCTTCTTTATAAGCATTTACAACCATACCAATAACAGTTATAACTGCTGTAACAGCTCCAATCCAACCCATTTGAATTGTAGATAAATCTAAAGTTTCTTTTAAATTCTTAAATCCAGTTATTACCATTGGTAATGAGGTTCCAAGATTGGTAATAGTTTGTAATAGTTTTTGACCACCAGTTAAATCGGCGTTCTTCCAAATACTACCAAGATTTTGAATTTGTTGAATTGATGCACCAATCTGAGTAATACTACCTATAGTTTTAGTAATATCTTGTGTAGTAATTGATTTTTGAGCTTTTTCTTTTAAATGATCATATTCTGCTTCCACTTTCCGTTGAGTTGCTTGCAATTTTTCTAATTTTGCTTGTAATGCTTCTAATTCACCTTTATCTGCACTTTCTATTAAACTTTGGATATTTTCGATTTCTTTTGTAATAACACTATTTATATTTCTAAATAGTTGAATAATTTGATTAACAGCATTTGGATCATTAAAATTTAATTTTTGCAATTCTAATTGAGCCTGTTCAACAGATTTTCTTGAACTTTCTGGTAATGTTGAAAATAATTTTTCACCAGTCTATTGAATTACGGCATTTTGTAAAGTATAAATTAATCCATCAAGCTATTTTTTAAATACATTAAAACTATTTACAGCATTTGGAGATTGTTTTTGTATATCTAAATACATAGTTTTAAAAGCTTGCGAAACTTCTTTTTGTTTTGTAATTACCGGATCAAATTGTTGTTTTAATGTTTCTAATGCTGTTTTAATCTCTTCAACTCCACTTGCACTGCTAAGCATATCATCTAAAGTGCCCCATTTAACCGAAGTTGCATCTAAACTTGACCCTAAAGAGTTAAAACCTTTATTTAATAATTCAATTTTTTCTTCAACAATTTCAATCTAACCAGAATTTTGACTTAATTGTTGAAGATTTTTTTGAATTGCATTAAAATCATCGGTAGATAATTTACCGCCCATTTGTAATAAAGACTAACTTTCTTTATTTAAAAATTGAGTATAGCCGTTACCCAAACCCTTATCAGTCAATTCTTTTGCTTCTGCAATAGCATCTTCAAATAATTGAGCTTGTGTTCTTGCTTTTTCTAAATTATTAATTGTAGTTTGAATACTAGAACCAATTTGTTTACTAAAAACAGTAATACCAATAGATCCTAATGTTCTAAGAACACCAGCTCCACCACCTATGCTATCTATAAAAGCACTACCAAAATTTGCTGCGTCTTTTAACACATCAATAATTTTATTAATAGAATCAGTATCAGCTAATGAATTATATATTTTTTCAACGGCTGCATTTAATGCTTCTAAATGAGAAGCTGTTGATTCCATATAAGTATCTTGCTGTTTTTGTAATGTGCCTGCAGCGTTTTGAGCAACACTCAAAGATTCATTATATTTTTCAAAATTATCGAATAAAGCAAGTAAATTATTATACTGTCTTTGACCAGCCATTATCTGTGCTAAATTAACCTGCTGCTCACGTGTTAAAGTCTGCCAGCGACCACCAATTTCCTCCATAACTTCGCCCATATCGCGAAGATTTCCATTAACATCAAGTACACTAAAGCCAAGAGCTTCCATCTTGCCAGAATAGTTACCAAGAGTAACACCGTCTTCGTCAATTCCGGCTTTAATATCACTGATACGTGCATAAACTGTTCTTAAAGCAGTACCAACACTTTCTGGTGCCTGTCTTGTTGCAGAAATAATGGTTGAAAGCTGTGCAGCTAATTGCTCTTCACTAACACCCATCGCGGCAGCCGCGCTTGCAACCTTACTCATACCAGTACTTAATTCTTCAAGGTCTGATGCCGTTGTAGCAGCAACCGCAGCGAGTCTATCTACATATAATTCAGCCTATTCGGCAGTAACTTTATAGCCATTCCATACAGCTGTTAACTGTTCAGATACGTCAGATGTAGATTGCCCAGTAACATTAGCTGCTTTAAGAGTAATTTTAGCCCTTTCTTCTACTTCTCTATCAGACAAGCCCTGTTGAGCATAAATCAATGCTGCATTAGTATAATCTATTGTTGATTTACCCAAACTTTGAGCAGCATCATTAGCTTTAATAGCAAAATTTGCCATTTCATCAGCGGATTTACCAGTAACAATACGAATATCATTTAAAGAAGTGTCTAATGCTTTAACGAATCCCCAAGCCTATTGAGCTGAACGAGATATTGCATTAACAGCAGAAGATGCAATATTCCATTTAACTGTATTAGCAAGGGTTTGTCCCATTTTATCTAATAATTTATGGCTTTCTCTTAACTGAATATTAGTACTTAATAATTGAGTAGATAAATTTCTAAAAGCTGCTTCTCCAGCCGCCCCAGCCTGGCTAAAAGATTTATATACATTTTCTATTGATGTACCAGACTGTCTTAATGCTTGATTAAAAGTGCTGACATTAACAGTATTTAATTTTACATTAAAAGCTTTGTCTAGCGCTTGTTCTACTTTACTCGCATCTTGTCTGATTGACTATAACATAGTACGAGCAGAAGAAATATCAGTTTCATTAAGTTTTACTACATCTTTGACACTCATTTTTTGAAGGTCTTGTAATGCAGTTTTTAATTGTTCCAAGTTTTGTTTTTGTATATCAAAACCAACTTGATACCTAATCTAACCACCTTTTGCCATATCCTTTTATCTCCTTATAATAAAATTAATTGTTATTATTTAATAACAATTTGGCTTAATATTTTTACTTATTTTTAAATACTTTATCTTGTCTTTAATTATTTTATTAATAACTTGTAAATATTGTAATTAAAAATTTTCTCTCTATACATTATATAAAAATTAATTACTTTTAATTATTATAACTTGACCATGAGAAAATTTCTTGATTTTTCATTAAAAATTTGTTATAATTTTTATAGAAAATAGGGGTAAAAATATTTAAAGCCTTTAAAATTATTAAAAATAAAAAAGGAATAAATTATGCAATCTGATAAAATTTCAAAATTAAAAATTGTCGTAGCATTAGAATATTGGCATGATCGCTTAGCCACAGAATACGGTGAAGAACATATTTTAAATATTACCTTATATGGTTCACAAAATTATAATATTAATACAGAATTATCTGATGTTGATGTTAAAGCTATTTATATTCCATCTTTACGAGAAGCTGTTTTAAATCAAAATTGGTTATCTCATGAATTACATATTGAAAATGAGCATTGTGAACTTAAAGATATTCGTGAAATGTGTAAAATGTATCAAAAACAAAATTTAAATTTTATTGAAACATTATTTACATCATATAGATGGGATAATCCTCAATATAAAAGTATTAATAATGCTTTTAAATCAAAAGCAGAAGATATTGCTCATTTTAATGTTAATTATGGTATTAAAAGTACTTGCGGGCAGGCCATTCATACAATTAAAGAATTAAAAAACAATCCAACTGATTATAAAAAATTAGCCAAAATTATTTATTTATATCTTTATTTAAATAAATACATACAGGGAATAAATTATCAATCATGTCTATATGTTAATGATAATGAAACATTTTTAAATTTTAATGCTCGTTCTTTATTAATAAATTTAAAAACTAATAATGCTGAATTTTTAAATTCATTTAATGACACAAATAATATAATAAATTTTCTTGAAAATTTTTTTAAAACCTTTCCTATTAATGCAGATGTTGAAACAAATATGGATACCTTTAATTTTCTTCAAGAAACGGCATATGATGCAATTTTATCATATGAAATTTTAAATAATGAAAGGATACAAAATGAGACTTTGGCACACTGATTTAATTCCCGTACTTCCAAAAGAACAGCTTGTTGCTCAATGGAGAGAGCTGTCTGCAATCGCAGGAGCAATTCAAAAGAATGGGACACCTAATCATATTCTTGTTAATTTTGTATTAGATTATGATTATAATCATTTTATTAGTTATGCGGCGGAGGTGCGTAATGAAATGACTCGCCGCGGTTATCGCACTATGCCTGCGGTTTGGACTAAAATCACTAATCTAAAACCAAATTGGACGGGACTGCCGCACTCCGCAATTTATAAAGAAAAAATGACAAATACTTATTTAGATATTTGTTATTATAATCTATTAGAAAAACATCTTTGCGGCGGAATCTCCAATGAAGATTTTGAAAAGATTTTGAATGTATATCAAAATAATTTAAACAAAGATAATCCATTTTGAAATTAATAATCTTAACTTGCTTTTTAAATAAAATTTTGATATAATATTAATATAAAGAAAGGAGATAAAAACAATGGATTTAGATAAAATTACTGACATAGAATTACTTCGTTCTTTATGTAAAAGAAACATGGTATGTTTAACTGAAACTATTAAAACTCCTACTCATATTTATAAGAAAGGTGAATGGTATTTCTTTATGCAAGATGAAGATGGAGTTTTTTTGTATCTCAATAACGCCTCACGAGGATTAATGTTAACTTATGATGAAGCAGAAAGGTACTTAATATGAGAGATATTAATAGACTTGATAATTTATATAATGAATTAAAAGAACTACATAAACAAGTTCCAGATTGGAGATTTGGTCAATTTATAATGAATTTTATAAGTTGGTATATGATAAAATATAAAAGAGATATTTTTTATGTTGAAGATGATAAAATTATTTATCTATTTAAAGAATTTTTTAATGAAATAAGGGTTTAAAAATATGCTTAATAAAAATAATGAAAGAGAATTATGCTATGTAGTAATTGTAGATTCAATTACTCCTATTGAAGGATATGATCGAGTTGAACTTGCTCATATTGGAGGCTGGACTGTTGTAGTTGGAAAAGGAGAGTTTAAAACAGGCGATCCAGCTATTTATTTTGAAATTGATTCTCAGCTTCCTGAAGTAGAACCGTTTACTAATATGAGCTTCCTTGCTCAAAAACATTATAAAATCAAAACTCAAAAGATGTGCAAATCATTGAGCCAGGGACTTCTTATGTCTGCTGCAAATTTTGGATGGACAATTGCAATAGAGAATCAAGATTCTTCTGGTGATGTATGCTTTATTATTGATGATAAAGGAGAACGCCATTATTCTGGAGGAGAATCTCGTTTTCTAACTAAACAGCTTAATGTAACATATGCGGCGGCCGGTGATAACATTCGTAAAGCGCGTTCCGCAGATAAATATAAACTCATGGCACAGCGAAAAGGGAAACTTTTCTCTCATCAACCTTTTAAATGGCTTATGAAACGTAGTTGGGGTAGAAAAATGTTGTTTATCTTTTTCGGTAAAAAAAGAGATAGAAGAACAGGCTGGCCGGCCTGGGTTGTTAAAACAGATGAAGAAAGAATTGAAAATTTGCCGTATCTCTTTAATGATAAATCTGAATGGATTGCTACTGAAAAAATTGATGGTTCATCTACCACCTTTACATTGAAACGCGGCCATTGGCCTTTTAAAGATCAGTTTTATGTATGTTCTCGTAACGTGGTTTTTGATAAGCCTAATCAGGCTTGTTACTATGATACCAATATTTATATGGAAATGGCAGAAAAATATGACATTTTTAATAAAATGACTGATCTTCTTCATAATCGTTTTAGAGAATGTGAGTGGATTACTATTCAAGGCGAATGTTATGGATCAAAAGTACAAAATCGTGATTATCATATGAACGAAAGAAACCTTATGGTTTTTAATTTTATTACTTCTGAAGAAGGTCGTTGGAATTCAGTAGATATGAAAAATCTTCTTGAAAAATATTATGGTATTCCCTGTGTTCCTATTCTTAATGAACATTATGTATTGCCCGATACAATTGATGAATTAAGAAATTATGTAGACAGTAATACTTCTGTTATTGATGGAGATATGCGCGAAGGTATTGTATTTAGATCTCTTGATGGAACTCGTTCTTTTAAATGCGTATCACCAAATTATCTTATTAAATATCACCAGTAAAATAAAACAAGTGGATGATATAAAAAATCTCCACTTGTTTTTTTATTTATTTTTTGTTATAATATATATAGAAAATAAAGAAAGGATGTGTATTATTATGGGCAAAAGAGCAAATGGTTTTGTAATTTCAGATATGTACTGTACTAAATGTGGACAAAAGGGTATTGGTATTCCAAGAAAATTTGGTCAATATCGAGGTCCAGGCCATTTGAAGAAACTATATTGTATTCATTGTGGTGAAATGTGGAATCATGCAGAAGTACGATCCATGTATAGTGACTACAATCTTGAAGATTTTCAACTTGAAATGAAATACCATAATTTTGATGAACATGGCAATAGAAAAGAACCTTATAGAATTTTTAGAGGAAAATTAAAACAGCAAGGAGTTATTTAATATGGCAGATTTATTTTTAATGTGCGGCGTCCCTGGTGCGGGTAAATCTACCTTTCTTAAAAATAGAATTAAAAAAGATTCTTCTGTTATTATTTCTCGTGATGCAATTAGATTTGCTATTGTGAAGCCTGAAGAGGATTATTTTTCACACGAAGATGAAGTAGTTGAAATTTTTTGGAAACAGATCAATGAAGCACTTGCGGCTGGCAAGGATGTTTTTGTGGATCAAACTTCTTTAACTCCAAAATCAAGAAAATGGTTACTTGATCATGTAAAAGGATACAATCATGCAAATGTAATTTGGATATGCGAAAATTTAGAAACTTGTCTTAACAGAAATGAAATGCGGCGCGGGACCCGTGCTTATGTTCCTGAAAAGCAGATCCGCCGCATGTACGCACAGTTCGTTGAGCCTTCTTTAAATGAGGGGTTTTATAGAATTTATTATTATAATAGTGAGATAGATAAGTTATTTTATAAAGGAGAACCTCTTTAATGATATATTTTAGTTCAGATTTGCATTTACAACATTCAAAAGATTTTATTTATAAATATCGCGGTTTTGAAAGTGTTGATTCTATGAACGACACAATTATTAAAAATTTTAATCAAGTTATCACAAACGAAGATGATTTATATCTTCTTGGAGACACTTTTCTTGGTGAACTTGAGTCAGGAATAAATCTTTTTAATCAGCTTCCTGGTAAAATTCATCTCATTTGGGGTAATCACGACACCGACCGCCGCAAAGAGGCAATGTCTAAATGCAATAATGTAGTAGAAATTCTTGGCTATGCAACAATTTTAAAATATAATAAATATCATTTTTATCTTAGTCATTTTCCTACTTGCACAACAAATTTTGATGATTATACTAAACCACTAAGTCAACGCACACTATCTCTTTCTGGTCACACTCACTCAAAAGAATTGTTTGAATTATACGGTTCATATAATGTAGCAATAGATGCACATAATTGTTTTCCAGTATCAATAGAAACAATTATTAACGATTTTAAAAATAAATACGGAGGACAAAATCAAATAATTTATTTTAAATAATTTTTATAATCTTTAGAGGGTCATCCTTTAAAGATTATTTTTTTATAATAGGAGGTGCTAAAAGTGAATTTTAAAATAAGATTTAAAAATCCTGTATTTATTGTTCAAATAATTCTTGCTATTTTAACGCCACTTCTTGCATACATGGGACTTACATTGCAAGATCTCACCTCTTGGAGTGTTCTATTCCAAATATTGCTTGACGCTTTAAAAAATCCTTATGTTCTTGGCTTAATTGTAGTTTCAGTTTGGAATGCTTGTAATGATCCAACAACAGCAGGTTTAACCGATAGTGATTTAGCTATGACTTATAAGCAACCAAAACCAAAAACAAAAACAAATAAAACTGCTTTAAAAGTATGACCATAATAATAGGGGTGATTTATTATCACCCCTATATTTTTTAATAAAGGAGGTAAAATATAATGCCTACTATTAATAATAGTTCCTAGTTAGCTACTGCTGAAAAGGTTATTGCTATTGCAAAAGCAGAAGTTGGTTATAAAGAAAAAGCGAGTAATGCTAATCTTGATAATAAAACTGCTAATGCGGGTTCTGCTAATTATACTAAATATGCCAGAGATTTTGACACAAAGTATCCAAACTGGTATAATGGGAAAAAGAATGGATTTGAATGGTGTGATATGTTTGTTGACTGGTGTTTCTTAACTGCTTTTGGTTATAAAAAAGCATTAGAACTACTTTGCCAACCTGAAAAATCTACTGGCGCGGGTTGCCCATTCTCATATGGTTTCTATGATGCTAAAAAACAAACTGGACGAGAACCAAAAATTGGCGCACAAATTTTCTTTGGTAATTCTCCAAATAATTTAGTACATACTGGAATAGTATATGATTTTAATGATACCACTGTTTATACTATTGAAGGTAATAGTAATAATCAGGTTGCTTATCGTTCATATAATAGAAAAGCAAACAATTTATGGTATGGATATCCAAAATATGATGTTATTAAAGAATAGAAACAAGAATCTAATAATGCAGAATTAAAGAAAGGATCTTCTGGAAAAGCCGTTCAACAAATGCAAACAATGCTGATTAAACTTGGTTACTCTTGCGGGTCTGCTGGTGCTGATGGCTTTTTTGGTGACTACACTCTCGCCGCATTAAAGAAATTCCAAGCAGCAAGTAAAATTGTTGTTGATGGTGTTTATGGTTCACAATCAAAAGCAAAATTAACAGAACTGTGTATTGAAAAAGTTGCTAAAGAAGTAATTGATGGTAAGTGGGGTAATGGCACAGACCGCGAAAAGAGACTTAAAGCTGCTGGTTATGATTATGACACTATTCAAAATAAAGTTAATGCAATTTTAAAACAGCAAGCTATTGCAAAAATTAAGGTTGATTATGCAAGATCCTTTAATAAAAATATTGCAGGTATTTATACTACTACTACAAAATTAAGACTTCGTACTGGAGCTGGTACAAATCGTGATGTTATTTTAATTATGCCAAAAGGTGCAAAAGTTAAATCCTACGGTTATTATACTAATGATTGGTACTATGTTAAATATGATGGATATACAGGATTTTGCGAGAAAAAATATTTAACAAGATAATTTTATTTTAACAGGTGGATTAACGACTAAAGTCGTTAACCACCTGTTTTTTTGTTTATATTGAAAAATATAAGAATTTATGATATAATATATAATAAAATAATTAAGGAG